ATAGGAAGTTGGTGGAGGTGTCGGGTACTGCCCCCGAGTCCTGCATACTGTCTTCTACAAATCAACGGTCAACGACTAGACCAGCTTCAAGGTTTTATGTCCCTTTGGGCTGGTCCCTGTTTCTGCGTATATCACAAGCTCATTAGACCAAGTGCCGGGGGTAATCTCTGACAGGTACTTAAGCAGGGTTTTCTTACGGACCCTGACAGGCACCCTCACAGCAGCGTTAAGGCTTACTGTGCCATACACCATATCAGAATCCTCCACGAGCTTCTTGAACTTCTTTAGGTTGTATGCCTTCATAATGCCCCTAACTCTGTGTAGAAATAGTACACGTCTTTGGTGTAGTTCATCTTATATCTGTGAAGCTCGATGACGTTGTTCATGATGTCACAACCATTCGCTCGAACAAAGGCATCAGCAAACACAAAGGCTTCCTCGAAGTTGATAAGCTGACCAGCCTCAAGGTCTCTGACAGCTATCTCTGGCATCTCAGTGGCTACAATAGCACTCATGGCCTCTAGGTAGTCGATGGCCTTTTCCATCTGGACCACGCCACACTCATTGTAGTCTGCTGCAATAAGGGAAGCTATGTCACGAATATCAGCAACAGCTTTTCCCGTGGGGTCTGCTACAGCTACAGTGCCAAACAACAACCCAATAAGTGTGGCTACGACCCTCATAAGACTTCCTTACCCTCTAACCTGTTAATTTCCATCTCTGCATACCGCATGACCTTGCGTAGGTCAGTGATACGAGACTGCTTGTAGTCCTGATCCGGGTACATCTTATGCCCTGCTCTACAGGCGTACTTGACTATGTTGCCAATCTCAAAGGACAGCCTGTTCTCCATGATAAAAGTAACAGGCTCTATCTTGTACTGCGTGTAATGACTAGGCTTAACCACGATATTATCTGTATCGTCTAGCTTTGGGTGAGCAGTATACAGACCGTCATCCTCTATCTCTTTAGCCATAGTGGCCTCCCTTAAATCTTCTCCTGCATAAAGATCGAAATCCACTGCTTGCATACTTCACTCCTAACTACGTCGTCAATCGTAAACTCAATAACTGGTACGTTCACAGCGTATCTCTGACTTAGCTCAACGATCTTTGCCAGACCATTGGCATCCTTCAGGTCAGACTGTTGAACGTCACCATTAAGAACAATCTTAGACCCTTCTGCCACCCGAGTCAACAACATCTTAATCTCATGGGTGGTGATGTTTTGAGCCTCATCTACAATGATAAAGCTATCCTCAAAGCTACGACCCCTCATCAGGGCTAGGGGGGCTATCTCGATATTCCCGTTCTTTAACGAGGTTTCGACAACACCCTTCCCCATCCACTGTTCCAGAACGTCTAGAGTTGGCATAGCCCAAGGGGTAGCCTTCTCTAGTACGTTGCCGGGGAGGAACCCTATCTCCTTGCCTACAGAGACATGCGGCCTAGTGATGACAATCTTTTCGATGCTCTTGTCAAGATACATCTGAGAGGCATAACTGGCCGCTATGTAGGTCTTACCCGTCCCCGCTGGTCCCAGCACTATCGTCTGTGGGCTGGTCTTTAGTGCGTTTAGGTACAGCCTTTGCCGTTCCGTCTTTGGTTCCAGTGGCGGTCTTTTTGGTAGTTGAGGCTGATAGTTCTTCTTGGAGGATTTCCGTCCAACCGTTTTCGTCATGTCGAATTAGTTTCGCTTCTTTAACAGGAATATGAAAGAACATTTCGCCCTTGCTGATCTTAGGGCCATAGGCTTCTTTGAGTTGGTCTAAGGTCAGTTGCTTCCCTCGGACGATCCAGCACTCTTGGAGGTCACTACGAAATACGAAGAACGTGATCGTTGCGTGCTTCTGTAGGAGCCGTGCCTTCCGCCCCGGAATGCGGAGGTCTTTCCAGTCCTTTGGCCAACCCTCTTTCCAAGCGGTTTTAATCTCTGCTTCACTGTAGAAAGTCTCCCCGTCCTTAGTTGATACTACATCAGCAAGGTAGTCTTCCTTTACCCGCTTGATATGATGACCCTCTTGCTCAAGGTAGCTAACAAGGGCATCCTTGGCTTTGCCATCAAACTTGTCGTAGCGTTCTTTGTCGAACTTAGCGTAATTAGTCGTTTCCATATTCTACTAGCTCCTGATAACCCCCGATATACTCACCTTCATGGTTCCATATCTGAGGGACCGTATCTAACCCGGCCCACTTCATCATGTTCCGCATGAACTTGTGTTTGTACTCGGTTATATCGTATTGCAGAAAGGTCCGGTCATAGACCTCTAGAGTTTCTTTAGCCTTTTGACAGGCAGGGCAATTAGGTTGAGTGAGGATTGTCCAAGCCATTAAGTCTTCTCCATAAGTGCTTTCCAAGAGATAGGGAACAGGTCAGTCATATACTCTGCGATCTGTATGGCCACCTCACGGGTCTCTGCTTGACTGTCTGGCCCAAGTCGTAGCTTACACATATCAGCAAAGGCATCAAGGCTACCAGACCACCACCAGCTTGTCATCATGGACTGTGGTAGCATCATACGAGCTTGCTCTGGTGCTACCCCATAGGCGGTCATGTACTCATACATATACAGTACACGATCCATGATTTCTACATACTGCTGCTGCAGGAACTGCTGATGGTCCCGCTCAAAAGCCTGACCAGAACCCTGCTTCTTGTTGTTTGGTCGAGTGCGCCAGAAGTCAGGGCTGTAGATGTCAGGCTCTTCATCAACGTACCTACGGCTCACCTCGTTCCAACGTAGGAACTTGTGCTTGACCAGTTGTCGGGCTACAAAGACAGGAGCATCTACCTTGAAGGTCACGAAGGCATGACCGAAGGGAGACGTATGCTCATGCTCTGCTAGGTAGTGGATCAGCTTTTCGTCTTTGGAAGAAAGGGCGTCGGACTCCTTAGAAAAGGAGACCCGAGCCGAGTTTACCGTCGTCAAATCACTACCACAGTGATGCTTTAGAACTACGTTAATCATGCTGCTAACCTAATACAGTGGGCAATCCGACGAGCTACTTGAGGGACTACTGCGTTTCCAAGGGCTTTAATTCGGTGTGATTGATCGGGTATCCCATCAGCCACTCTACCCACGTTGGGTTCAGTTTTCCAGACTTGTCTGAGGCCACCATCGACAGGTTTACTTGTTTTCCTATCTTGATACGCCTCTGGACGCAAGGATTTCCCAAGTGTCCCCTGCTTATGTTGTCCCCCGCTTGAGGTGTAGGCCAGAATCCAGACTCGAAGTCTCTTGTGGGGAGCATCGACGGCGACAGCCGGAATAACAAACGGCCTTGTTTCGTAGCCGTCTTCTTCCAAGTTAGACAGCACCGTGTCGATCCCCAAATTGATGTGTCCAACAACATTCTCGAACACGCACCAAGAGGGCTTTCTTGACTGGACGATTTTTCGGATGTCGGGCCAAATATGCCGGGGGTCAGCTTCACCTCGCTTTTCACCGGACGTAGAGAAGGGCTGGCAAGGGTATCCTGCTGTGAGGATGTCAAACTCAGGGAGAGTTGTTGGGTCATTTGCTAACTCCTTTACGTCACCATAGTTAAGCACACTAGGCCAGTTCTTCTCTAAGACCTGAGAGCAGTAAGGGTCTACTTCGGCAAACCCCACCGTCTCAAACCCCTCACTCTCAAAGGCAAGGGAGAAGCCCCCTATGCCCGAACACAAATCTAAGTGTCTCATGTAATGTCCACAATCTCGCAGCTATCTGCTGAACAAGCCATAGTCTGCATTCCAGAAGTATTATCCTCTGCTTCATACAGCGCTAGGTTGACCCAGTCAATAGACTTTGGCATCTTTTCTGCAAGTTCTTCGTACTCTTCCCGGCTACACTCTTGATAAGGAGCTTGCTGGTAGGTGTGATCAGAGTGTGGCAAGAAAGACACACCAGACATTTCATCAAAATACTTGTATACGAACGCACCAACCTCTAGCCATTCCTCATCACGAACTGTAATAGTCACAGAAGGCTTATGCTCACACCAGTGACGTTGGTAGGCAAGCCACGTCTCAAGCTGCTCTACAGCCGTCATGTCGTTACGGGTGACACAATCTTCAGGTGCCTTCACAGGGAAGCTAAACACCGTGGTAGTGTCAGGCTTCATCACGCAAGGCTCTGAGGGGATACCTTGGTTCATCATAAATGAGGTCAGAGGGTCTTTGTTGTCGCCTCTTACAGTACGGATGTAGTATTCAGAATGCCGAGCATGGATACCGCTGGCAGAATCAACCAACTGAGATACCGTCCCAGACGGTTTAACACAGGTGATGGCTGCTGACTGAGGGATACCAAGACGGTCGGCCCACTCTGCGTTAGTGCTAACAGCGACACTTCGTAGATGTTCAAGGGTCTTCTCCAAGCCAGCATTCTCACTGGTCATCAAAGGGTTATCCATAATTCCCGTGAGGGAGACACCAAGCAAACGCTCTGCTTCTGTGTTGTCCTTCCAGACCTTACGAAGGTATGGGAACTCAGTATAAGTGGCTTGGATGGTG